GATCCTACAATCTAGTAACTCTGATAACGCTGTTGATTGGGGTGCTGGTACAAAAACACTGTTCTGCACTCAGCCAGCAGAGAAAGCGGTGTTTTTAAACGCCTCTGATAATATAGAACTTGCTGATAATTCTCGATTGCGATTTGGCAATAGTGGTAGTTCGGATTTACAAATTTGGCATGACGGCACTAATTCAAACATTGTAAATGGAACTGGTTCACTAGTTATTGCTGACACATCAGGGGATGTAAAAATACAAGGTAAGTATGGTGAGCAAAGTATAATTGCTAACAATGATGGCTCTGTAGAATTATATCACGATAACAGCAAGAAGCTGGAAACCACATCAAGCGGTGTAACCATAACAGGGACATTAGAGGCTAATGCTCATCGATTTGGCGATACGCACGTAAAAAGAATATCGGTAGATTACACTGGTGGTGGTGATTATCTTGTAGATAATGAGTTTCAAGAAATTTTATCTATAACACCAGATGGTAATTCAGAAAATTATTCTGTTGTTGGTAGAATTATGGCTACTAGTGGGGCTAATGTACATACATTAGATATAAACGTAGCATTACGTTCTAATACTCTGCCTGATTTGTCTTACTCAGGTTCATACATATCTACAATCACTGGCACAATAGAATATCTCACACCAAGATTGTGGGTTAAAGAAACATCAACAGCTTCTTTTAAACTTGTTATTGAAGTAAACGCACAGATTTACGGTAGACTTAATGCAGACGTAGAAATTATAGCTCGTAATGAATCTGATTTAGATAATATTACTGTAAATACTACTGAAGATAGCGAAGTGACTTCTGTAACTACAGGGTTTACACAATATAGCGTTACAAAAGTGTATGAAACAGATGATGGTGCTTTTGCTTTTACTGATGATGTTTCTTTAACAGGAGCAAGTTATAACGTACTTTGGGACAAATCGGCAAATGCATTAGAGTTTGCAGATAATGCCAAATCAATTTTTGGTACTGGTAATGATTTGCAGATATATCACGATGGTTCAAACAGCTATATTTCAGAAACAGGCACTGGTCATTTAATAATCAATTCAACAGGGAGTAATTTATACCTAAGAACAAATACTACAGAGAATAGTATCGTAGGAATAAACAATGGAGCAGTAGAGCTATATCACGATAACAGCAAGAAGCTAGAGACAACATCCACTGGTGCGACAATCACAGGCACGTTAGTAGCCGATGGTATAAGTGTTGGAGATAATGAAAATATATCTGTAGGTGCAGGGAACGACCTACGCATATTCCATGATGGCACAAACTCTAGGATTTACGGAACAACTGGTGATACAAATATAGGTCAAAACACTTTTGGTGCAGTCAAACTTACTGCTGATAATGACCAAGAAAATATGCTTGTTGCAAATGTAAACGGCTCTGTGGATTTATACCACGACAACAGCAAGAAGCTAGAAACCTCATCAACTGGTGCGACAGTCACAGGCACAGCTATCGTCACTGACAACATACAAATGCAGGGAAGCACCTATACTAACTTTTCTGATTGGTGGGGTAGTGGTGATAATTCTGCGTTTTTCACACCTTATGGTTATTTAGGTTCAAACGGTTCTTTCGCTGTTTCGTTGTTTTCTAACGGTTACAGAAACAACGGTGGCACTTTCACTTCAATGGGTATTAATAGCAACAGCACCGCATCTGGCATAGAGTTATATCCTACTGGTGAAATTAAATTTAGAACAGGGACACCAAGTGGCACAACTGTTCCAGAACGAATGTCCTTAACTGATAATACGTTAGCAATAACAACTGACTTTAGGCTTACCTCAACAGATGGCGGTGCTACAGAAAACCCTACAATCGACCTATTCCGCAATAGTTCTAGTCCAGCAGACCAAGATATCATAGGACACATAACTTATTCTGGTGAGAACAGTGCTAGTGAAAAGATTGTTTATGGTGAGATACAAGCTAAAATAAGAGATGTTACAGATGCCACAGAAGATGGTGCTATTGAGACTTTTGTTAGAACCGCTGGAAGTTTAGACCTTTACACAGTCCACCAAGATGGGGAGTCTCAATTTTACAAAGATGTGCAGATAATAAGTAATGATTCTGGGTCTACAGAAAACCCAACCCTACAATTATACCGCAATAGTGCCAGTCCAGCAGATTTTGATGAAATGGGTAATATAGATTTTAGTGGTGAAAACAGTGCTGGTGAAAAGATAGTATATGCACAAATACAAGCAACTTCCAGAGATGTGACAGATGCTACCGAAGATGGAGGCATAAACTTTCGTGTTATGAAGGCAGGAACTGAAGTTCCTATTATTCAAATTGGGGGAAATACTAACACACAATTTCTAAATCGTGATATTCAACTAATGGAGGGCGTTAATCTTATATTTGAAGGTGCAACAGGCAATGCACATGAAACGACCCTCACCGTAGTTGACCCCACAGCAGACCGCACCATTACACTACCCAATGCCAGTGGCACTGTTCTACTTACAAATGGCAACGGGTCTAGCCTTACCAATGTAAACGCAACTACTCTTGATAGTGTGGACAGTACATCATTCTTACGCAGTGATGTCGCAGATACAAAGACCAGTGGTAACTTGACATTTAGCGATGATGTTAAGGCGGTGTTTGGTACTGGTAGCGATTTAGAGATATATCACGATGGTGCTAATTCTGTTATAAAAGAAAATGGTACGGGTCAACTCGTTATGAGGACAAATGGTGATTTTGTTCAAATTGATACACCATCGACAGTTATGGCTAAATTTATTAAAAATGGCGCAGTACAATTAAGGCATAACAATAATCTCAAGTTTTCAACTAGTAGCACTGGAATTGAAGTAACAGGAGTGCTTACCAGTGATGGCGTTGATGTAGGCGATAATGAGAAAATACGATTAGGTGCTTCTCAAGATTTAGAAATATATCATGATGGGTCAAATTCTTATATAGACGAAGGAGGAACTGGAAATTTATATATTAGGGCTGGTGGAAATAATAATATATCTTTAACCGATAACGCAGTTTATCTTTATTACAGTGGTTCAACTAAATTACAAACAACAAGTGATGGCGCAAGTATAACAGGCGACCTTACCCTTACCTCGACAGATGCTAGTTCATCAGAAGACCCGACTTTAAAACTTTTTAGAAACAGTGCTAGTCCAACTGGTGGTGATAGCATTGGTCATATTCAATTTACTGGTAACAACGCATCAGGAACTGAAATAGTTTTAGCTGAAATAGAAACTGTCTTAGGTGGTACTACTGCTGGTAGCGAAGAAGGCAGAATGAAGCTTAAAGTTAGTGATGGAGGCACAGAATTTACCGTCATTGAAATTGGCTATGACAGAGTACAGTTTAATGAAGGTATATTTATTAACAATGGCAATGGCGTAAACTTTGAAGGTTCTAATGTTGATAACTTTGAAACATTATTAAACGCCACTGAACCCACTCAAGATAACACCATTACATTACCCGATGCCTCTGGCACTGTTCTCACAACAGGAAACTCAGATACACCCAGCACTACAACATCAAGCGGTGATGCAGACTTTGTTCTTGTAGATGATGGCGGAGTGTTAAAGAAAATTACGCCATCTAATCTTGGTATTACAAGCGGTGGTACAACAGCCGCTTTCGCAACAGCAATGGCAATGGTGTTATAATGGCACAGGACTTTGAAAGAAGCATAGCAAGAAATATAGGAACATCTGCTAGTACCTTGCGAACAGCTAATTCAGATGATGCTATCATAGGTATCAATCTTGCAAACGTGCATACCTCGCAGATACTGGTAAGTGTGTATATCACAGTTAGTAGTGCTGATTATTACATTATAAAAAATGCACCTATACCAACAGGTAGTACTTTACAGGTGTTAGATGGTGGCGCAAGAATAACCTTGGTGAGTGGGGACGCTTTGAAGGTTATAAGTAATACGGCAAGTAGTGTGGATGCGTGGATATCTGTTGTTGATGCTATAAGTACATAGGAGATGTTATGCCTTATATCGGTGGTCAACCAACAGCAAACTTTGTAGATATTCCATCCGTAGAGCGATTTAATGGAAACAATTCTACCACCTCTTTTACATTATCTAGAACAGTAGGAAACGACCAGGATATTGTTGTTTCTGTAGATGGCGTTATTCAAGACACAAACAAGTATAGCGTAAGTGGTACAACACTTAGCTTTAGTACTGCACCTTCAACAGGTACTGGCAATATCTTTGTAAACTTTCTTGGTCTTAATATAGCTACAGTCACACCCCCGACAGCTAATAAGTCTGACTTTATTGGTGGTGGTATGTTTCGTGTAAATGATAAGACTGTAGGTGCTAATGTCACGATAGGTGGCGCAGAGAATGCAAGTGCTACAGGCCCAATAACAGTTAACTCTAACATCACGCTACAAGTAGAAGATGGCGGTACGTTGGTGATAATATGAGTACGCTAAAGGTAACAACAATACAAACTTCTGCTGGTGGTGCAGTTACGCTGACTAATCAACATGCTGCAAAGGCTTGGGCAAACACTAACATGTCAGGCACACAGTCTAACAGAGACAGTTTTAACATTACCTCAATCACAGACGGTGGGTCTGGAGCAACAACTTTAGGCTTCACAAACAGTATGAATAACGCTGATTATTCATCTGTAGCAGAGCGAGGAACGTCAAATACAACAGCTTATGAAATATCATTACCTTACTCTACGTTTGCTAACACATCAAGCCAGTATGCGTGGCGAGCGTTTAATGTTGCTTACAGCGCAAATGTTGACGCAACATATGTAAGCACTGCAATATTTGGAGACTTAGCATGAGTGAAATCTTAGTAGATAAAATCTCAGGCAAGACCTCTGCTAATGCTGTTACTGTAACAGGTGAGAATGGTAGTACGCAAACATCTTTGCAACAGGGGTTGGCGAAGGCTTGGATTAACTTTGATGGTACTTCTACAGGGGCAGTTGGAGATTATGATAGAGGTTCACTGAATTGTGCGGTGATAATTGATAATGGTACAGGCGATTATCGCATAGGATTTAGTAATAACATGGCTAATGTAAATTATTCAATATCTGTAAATGGTAGAAACTCTACTACCGCAAGAACAGTATATAATTGTGGTGGTCCTAGCCAAACAGACCCAACTTCTGAAAATTTTGAAATTGCCGCATTTAATGAATCTGGAGTTGCTTACATTAATTCATCACATATGTTTGCATCAGTTCACGGAGACTTAGCATGAGTACTTTGAAAGTAGACAATCTCCTGTTAGCAGATAATACTAAAGGCACTGGTAGAGTGCTTGAGATGTTTGGTGGTGTATGTGCTGGACAAACTTTTGAAGTTTTAAGTGGTTCATATACATTAGAAAATGTTACTGGTGCGCAAAATATGACTACGAGTTATGCAGATATAACAGGTAGTAGCATAACTTATACACCGCCTGAAGGTACAAAAAATGTAATTTATACATACAATTTTATGTTAGCTAGGGGTGACGGTAATGCTATGGTAAACGGACGAGTTTATCTTGATGATAATGAAATAATTTATCGTAGGTTTACCACGGGTCAAAACACTGTCTATGGACATCACACTACAATTGTTGCTTCATTTCAATGTAATGCTAGTGCTAATGATTTTAACACTGGCGCACTTACAAGTTGGACAACTCCAAAAACTATAAAGATACAAGGTAGAGAATATTCTAGTACGACTGAAGCTAAACTTCACGAAACTTATTATTTTGATGGAGTAGGTTCTTCTCAACTTCATCCACCTTCACTACAAATAACAGCAATAGGATAACCAATGAATACACCACAATTCAAAGGCACACATTTATTTGACAGACTATGCTGGGCTAAAGAAAACCTAGACGGAGTACAATCAGACTACCGTGTAGTATATGAAGACAACATAGAAGAATGTGCAAAGATACTTGTGCCTGACCCAAATTGGATGGCTTGTGCTTTACAGGGTGGTATATTGCCGCCTGTTTGGGTATATTGGGAATTAAAGAAGGATGAAGCACAACCTGACTTCAAGAAACATACTCGTGGTTATCTGTTGCATCAGACAGAACCTATCGAGGCAATGACAGAGGAACAAGCAATAGAATATTTAATTCAGAAGGACATACCAGAACACGTTTGGAAGAATTGGGATGAAGGTAATCGTCCAAAGATGGTTATCTGTAGGAAGAATCAACTTCCTGCAACAAGAGAGTGGAGAAACGCTTGGCGCATCTCTGAAGAACTAGCCGCATAAAGGAGATTTAGATGGCTGTAACAACATACATAGTAGATAAGGACGGCAATCAAGCTAATTCCGCTAGTGTTACTAAGCCGTCTGACCGTCATTTTCGTGGTGCTTGGACACTTTCTGGTAACGTAATATCAGAAGATTTAGCTACTGCGAAAAACATTTTTAAAGATAAAATTAGGGAAGTTCGCGCACCTTTGCTTGAAGCAGAAGATGTAGTGTATATGAAAGCATTAGAAGCAGATGATGCAACTGCAAAAGCGGCAAGTGTAACAAAGAAAACTAATCTTCGTAATGCTCCAGCAGCTAGTGCTATCACAAATGCAACAACGATTGCAGAACTAAAAGCCGCATGGGATACAAGTTTGCTAGGAACTAGTCCTTACGCATAGGAATGGGCTATGGCACTAACACAAGTTAGAGGTGATGGATTAAATTCAGACGCAATCAGCACAGTTAACTCTGATGGCGGTGCTGTAACTACTTCCGTTGTTCAGGGGTTGGCGAAGGCTTGGCACACCTTACATGGAACAGATACTATATCTACACTAGATTCTTTAAATATTACAAGCATTACAGATTCAGGAACAGGAAACTATGCAATATTTATCAATAATAATTTTGCAAATGCAAATTATGCCTCTACGTCTTCTTCTGCGTATGCATCTGGTGGAGTAAAAACTTTTACATATGACCGAACAGATTCTGAAGTAAGGAACGCAGATAGCACGGATGGTACAGGAAGACATAATTTGAGTACAAGTAATCCATCTGGTTCAGACACTGATTCAAATTGGATTAATGCTGTATATCACGGAGACTTAGCATGAGTAGAGCATCAGATTTAGCTAATGTAATAGCCAGTGGTTCTACTAATATTGTAGCAGAAGGTACTGCCACAACTAACTTGCAACAGGGTCTTATTAAGGCTTGGATGGATTTGAATGGTTCTACATTTGGTTTAAGAGATAGCTTTAACGTATCTAGTGCTACAGATAATGGTGGAGGTAACTACACTAAAACTTTAACTAATAATTTAAGTGCCGCTCAAGCAGGTACATCTGGTAGTGCCTGTTCAAATACAGCGTATTCTGATAGAGAATGTTCTGTCATACCAAATGCAACCAGTTCTTTGCAAATAAACACTGGTCAGGATTATACTACCAACAGGGCTGATTCTGAGTTTACTAATACGATGATGTCAGGAGACTTAGCATAATGGCAAGCGAATTAAGAGTAGATACACTAAAAGATGCCAGTGGTAATAACTCCGTTGGCTTGTCGTATGTAGCAAATGGTAGTGCGAAGGCTTGGGCTAACTATGGCGGTTCAGGTACAACATTAAATGATTCACTGAATACGAGTAGTGCCACAGACCACGGCACAGGTCAGTACACCACCTCTTGGACTAACTCTTTTGGTAATGCTACCTACGCTGGCAATATGTTAAGTCAAGGAAGCAGTACAGCCAACACTGCTTATTTCTTCAATATGTATTTTGGGGGTATGGCCACAGGAAGCCTAAGAGTTAATAGTTATAGTCAGGCTATTCCGGGTTTACAAGATTCATCAAATGTTTCAACAATGGGTCACGGAGACTTAGCGTAATGCCATACATAGGAAAAAGCCCAACTAACGGTGTACGCACACGCTTCTTATACACAGCTAGTGCAAATCAAACAGTATTCTCAGGAAGTGACAGCAGTTCTAATGTCCTTGTGTACACAGATGGTATGTACATGGATGTATATCAGAATGGTGTGCTACTAAAACCTACCACAGACTATGCCGCAACTAATGGAACATCTGTAACATTAACAACAGGGGCATCAGCTAGTGATGTCATTGAGATGGTTGTGTATGATGTGTTTAACATTCAAGGTAATTACACCAAGACTGAATCAGATACACGTTATCCATTTAAAGGTAACAACAGTATCATACGTCTTAATGGTCAGACAATC